GTTATTACCAGAAATACCGAAGCATGTTAGAGATAAGCATTTAAAGTATATCGCTCACCTCTATAAAAATAAAGGTAAGAAATATACCTTGCTTTATCTCAAAGCAACGCAATCGATATTGGATCATATTCTTCTTTTTAAAGATGAATCTTCAAAAAGTGATCCGCGATCTGGTCTCTCGTTTAAAGGGATTAGTATCGGTATTTACTATGACGGTTTTCCGAAATGACTTGGAAAATGGCTTAAGCGCAGTTTCAAGAAACACTTTCGTGTTAATCTAGTACGCTACATAACCACGTTGTGTAGTCTACGAAATTTCATAGTGATACCATGTGATACTAATTTATCATCAATCACTAGGCCCCTTGTGGTCAAGAATATCAAGAGGAGTAAGCGGAAAGTTAACCGTATTGCAAATCAATTTAGATATTCCGACCGAAAGAACTTCCGGCGTCTAGAAATAGACAAGGAATCAAATGAGATACTGAACGGTCGTGTCGTTACTTCGTCGATGCCTAATCATCTGGTATCAATGAAATCGACACCAAATGGTGAAGGTTACTTTAATTTTCACCTAGATAGAGCAGGAATAGCCCAAAACAAGGAAGTTTGCACTAACTTGTTGAAATACTTGAAAGTCAACTTCTCTGGAGATGTCGACGGTTGGTTAGAAGGTAAACTTCAACCATACCGTGACCTGAAACCGGAAAACGGTTCCTTTCACACAGCGAAAATATCGCTTACAAGTGTTGGAGGGAAGACCAAATTTAGGATCTTCGCTATTCTTGACTCTTTGTCACAATCAGTGTTGCAACCCTTACATAACGATTTAATGCGCACTCTTAAATCTATACCAGAGGATTGTACATTTGATCACAATTACGTGAGTTCAATTGCACAAAAGCAATGGCGCGAAAAACATAATTTCTATGGATTCGCAGATCTAAGCGACGCCACCGATAGAGTATGGGCTGTCTTATATCAAAAGATATTAAACAAAGCACGTCCTTTATTAGGTGATACATGGCTGGCACTTTTCGATAGAGATTTTATAATCGGAAGGTCGGTATCGGATAACTGAGTGAAAGGTGTTAAACCTCCACTCTCTGTTCGGTACTCTGTTGGGCAACCAATGGGAGCCAAGTCGTCTTGACCAGCATTCGCTTACGTCCACCACCACATTGTGTGGGAGGCGGCCGGTTCACGTGCAAAGGCCAAGGGCAAGTACCTACTAATAGGCGACGATATCGTTGTCTTCTGTAGAAAACTCTATGTAAAGTATGTTAAGCTGCTGCAAGAGCTGGGTTTATCTTATACCCACAACGTTTCCGCTGTAGGCTTCGAATTTGCTAAACGTACATTCTATAAGGGTGAGGAGATCACAGGAGCTTATACTAGCGCTTTATGAGCCGCTAGGAAAACACCTGAGGTCTTCGCCCTTGAATGGACAAATCTAGCAAGTAGAGGCTATGCCGCAGGAAATGAATTCCCGATTTTCTTTAGGGAGTACTTGCGCTTAAGCCGAGCACGCTATCAAAAATGTGTGCGTTTGACACAAGTTCCGAAAGGGACTTTCGGTGAGGACGAACTTACTACTTGAGTTTTATCTCTGCAAGCTCGCTCTAACTGTTTCCTAAAAATAGGAGACACAGACCGATCCGTAGAAGCATTAAAAGCA